TAAAACAATTGATAGTAGAATTAATGGACAAAGCAAAGAAATGTTATGGAAAGCTTTTTAAAAAATGTTTAACACCAGCAACAAAGAAAAATGTCAAGTCTAAAAAAGTCACAAAGAAGTCTTAGAAATTGGACAAAGCAAGAATGGCGTACCAAAAGTGGTAAGCCGTCTGCAGAAACGGGTGAGAGGTATCTCCCGAAGAAGGCGATTGAATCATTATCGTCTGAAGAATATGCAAGAACAACAAAAGCTAAACGAGAAGGAACCAAAAAAGGAAGACAGTTCGTTAAGCAACCTAAAAAAATAGCAAAGAAAACAGCAAAATACAGATGAGAGAAGGATACATAAGAAGAGCTACATCAACTATACCATTTGGTTATGAGATGGATAATGAGTCTAGTTCTTTTCTTAAACCTATTGAACCAGAGTTAGAAGCATTACAGGTTGCAGAAAACATGGTAGTGAACGAGGAGATATCTCTTCAAGCTGCATGTGATTGGTTAGAATACAAGACGGACAGACGCATGTCTGCTCCGGGATTAAAAAAACATATAGATAAAAAGTATGGATTACGAAGTGAAAGATTGGGAAACGAACCCACATCTTTACTTGCAAGATAGCGAAGGCAATTTTGTATTAAAGAAAGATGGTACGCCTCGTAAAAAAGGTGGACGACCTACTAACGATGCTGAAGCTGTAGCACGTAGAACTATAACACGTAAACAAAAGAATATTCAAAAGCTAGAGCAGAAGCTCAGTAACGCTAAGACTTCATTCAAAAAACAAAAAACAACTCTTGAAAAACTTGACAATACTAAACAAGGTATTGTTACAGACGATGATTTAGATAAGTTACCTAAAGCTGTACAAGAACATCTAGATAATCACCACATATATTTCCACGCTAACGAAGGTCCACAGACAGACTTTCTTGCTGCTGGTGAAAAAGATGTGTTATATGGTGGAGCTGCTGGTGGTGGTAAATCATATGCAATGATAGTTGACCCGTTAAGATACGCACACAAGTCAGCACACAGAGCTTTAATACTTAGAAGGTCTATGCCAGAACTAAGAGAGATGATAGATAAATCTCGTGAACTATATCCACAAGCATTTCCCGGTGCTAAATTTAGAGAAGTAGAAAAACTTTGGAACTTTCCATCAGGTGCAAAGGTAGAGTTTGGATTCCTTGAAAGAGATGCAGACGTATATAGGTATCAAGGACAAGCATATAGTTGGATAGGGTTTGATGAGATAACTCATTTACCCACAGAGTTCTCATGGAACTATCTTGCTTCTCGTCTTAGAACAACAGACAAAGAAATACAAACATATCTTCGCTGTACTGCTAACCCCGGTGGTGTTGGTTCGCACTGGGTTAAGAATAGATATATAGAACCTAGCGAACACAACAAAAGTTTCTTAGGTAAAGATGGATTAACAAGAAAGTTTATTCCTGCTAAGTTAGCTGATAACCCATACCTTTCAGAAGATGGTGTATACGAGCAAATGCTTAAGTCTTTACCACCAACTCAACGACAACAATTACTAGAAGGTAACTGGGATGTGGCAGAAGGTGCTGCATTTACAGAATTTGAACCGTCTAAACATGTAATTACTCCTTTTGCTTTACCTATACATTGGGAAAGAGTAAAAGCAGTTGACTATGGTTATGCTGCTGAAAGTTGTTGCCTATGGGGTATTATGGACATGAACGATAATACTTTAATAATATATAGAGAATTATACAGAAAAGGCTTGACAGGTGAAGAATTAGGTGCTATAATAACAGATATGGAGACCGAAGACCCTTTTTCAGTCAACGGAGTCCTAGATACTGCAGCATGGGCAAAGACAGGAACAACTGGTCCAACTGTAGGAGAAAGTTTAATTAGAGCTGGTCATAAATTAAGACGAGCTGATAAGAATAGAATACAAGGTAAAATACAACTACACGAGTATTTAAAGATTAGAGAAAATGGTAGACCTAAGTTACAGATATTTAATACATGTCCTAACTTAATAAGAGAGATACAGTCTATACCGTTGTCTAAAACTAATCCAGAAGACGTAGACACAAACGCTTCTGACCACGCATATGACGCACTACGTTATATGATAATGAGCAGACCTAGAATGGAAAGCCCATTAGAAAGAATGCGAGGTTTAAAGAGAGAAATGTATAGACCAGTTGATTCAACATTTGGTTATTAAAATATGGCAGACAACGAAAATACATTTTTAAATGCTGATAACATCTACGAAGAAGTAGAAGGTGAATCTGGAGTAGAATTAACTTTAGAAGAAGACCAACAAAGAAATCTTATAGGAATAATTAAAGGTAGATTTGCACAGGCTGAAGACGCTAGACAGACAGACGAGAAAAGATGGTTAAAGGCTTATGAAAACTATAGAGGTCTTTATGCTAAAGGTGTTAAGTTTAGAGAATCAGAAAAGTCTAGAGTATTTGTAAAAGTTACTAAAACAAAAGTACTAGCTGCTTTTGGACAGTTAGTTGATGTTATATTTGGTACAGGTAAATTTCCAATAGGAATTTCTGAAACTAAAATAGCAGAAGGCGAAACTAATTTTGCACATCTTGATACATCTAGTCCTACACCCGGTTTAGAAACTTCTGAAATGGAAGTTCCAGATGATATTGGAAATAGAGAAGGAACTAATATAAATCCTTATGACGTTGGTTACGAAGGAGACGGTAGAACTTTAAAACCCGGAGCTACTTTTTACAACGGTATATTTGAAGATACTATAGAAGACCAAGCTGAAGAAGCTGGTATACTCACAGATGGAGTCAGTCCTGACCCACAAAAAATAGAAATGTCTCCTGCTCAAAGAGCTGCAAGGAGAATGGAAAAACTTATCCATGACCAAATAGAAGAGTCAAACGGTAACTCAGAATTAAGAAATGCTCTTTTAGAATCTGCTTTATTAGGTACAGGGATTGTAAAAGGACCATTTAATTTTAATAAGAAACTTCATAAGTGGGATACAGACGAAGAAGGAAACAGAAATTATAATCCACTAGAAGTTAGAGTTCCACGTATTGAGTTTGTTAGTTGTTGGGATTTTTATCCAGACCCTAACGCAACTAACATGGAAGAGTGTGAATATGTAATACATAGACACAAAATGAATCGTAGCCAACTTAGACAACTACGAAACATGCCTTACTTTAAAGATGATGAAATACGTAAAGCAATACAAATGGGTGCTAACTACGTAGAAAAAGATTTTGAAAGCCAATTAAAAGATGACGTTAGAAGCTACGAAGATGTAAACAGTAGCTTTGAAGTTATTGAATATTGGGGAATGATGGATGCAGAGTACGCAAGAGAAGTAGGAATAGAATTACCCGACACGGTTGATGACTTAGATGAAGTACAAGTAAACATATGGACATGTGGACATTACTTATTAAGAGCTGTACTAAATCCATTTACTCCATATAGACTACCATATAACGCTTTCCCATACGAAAGAAACCCATATAACTTCTTCGGTATTGGTGTAGCAGAGAACATGGATGATTCTCAACAGATTATGAATGGTCATGCAAGAATGGCTATTGACAACCTAGCAATGTCTGGTTCATTAGTGTTTGATGTAGATGAATCTGCCCTAGTAGGCGGACAATCAATGGAAATATTTCCGGGTAAAGTGTTTAGAAGACAAGCTGGAATGCCGGGACAAGCGATACACGGACTAAAGTTTCCTAATACATCACAAGAAAACCTAATGATGTTTGATAAATTCAGACAACTAGCAGATGAACAAACAGGAATACCTAGTTATTCACACGGACAAACAGGTGTTCAAAGTATGACAAGGACTGCTTCAGGCATGTCTATGTTACTTGGAGCATCAAGTTTAAATATTAAAACAGTTATCAAAAATCTTGATGACTTTTTATTAAGACCACTTGGAGAATCTTATTTCCAGTGGAACATGCAGTTCTTAGAAGATGAGTTGGATGTTAAAGGTGATTTAGAAGTTAAGGCTACTGGAACAAATAGCTTGATGCAGAAAGAAGTTAGAAGTCAAAGACTTACTATGTTCTTACAAACTGCACAAAGTCCTGCTATTGCTCCGTTTGTTAAGATTTCTAAACTCGTTAGTGAATTAGCTTACAGCTTAGACTTAGACCCTGATGAAATACTCAATGACCCTGAAGAAGCTGCTGTAATGGCTCAAATAATAGGAATGCAAAATGCTGGACAAACAAATGGCGAAGAAGCTCAACCCGGTGGTCAACAGCCCCCAATGGCAGGACCTCAAGGAGTACCTCAACAACCTCAAGAACTTGGACCTACAGGCACTGGTGGTGGCAACATCGGAACAGGAAATGTACCGGTTGCAGGGGAGAGTGAGTTCTCTGGTCAGGTTGGAGCAGCTGGACCAGCAGGTTAAAGAAGCAATAACACGTAAAGAGGAAAATTAATATGTTAAATTTTATACAATCAATAAGCGAATGGGTAGCAATAATACCTACAATAGTTATGGGAGCATCTTTAGTTTGTTCTCTAACACCTACACCTGTTGACGACAACTGGATTAAAAAAATATATGTCATACTAGATTGGTGTGCACTTAATGTTGGTAGAGCAAAGGACAAGTAAATGAAAAAGAAAGGAATGTTAGACCAAGACAGATACGGAATGAAAGACGGTGGACCGGGTATAGAAGCTCTTAGAAAAGAAGCACCAGAAGTTGTTGAACGTATGGGTTATGAAGAAGGTGGTTTGTTATCAGATGATAGAGGACAATATGTGTTTGGTGGGATTGCTTCAGCTATAAGTAAAGCTGTTAGTAAAAAACTTTCTAAATCTAAAGTTGGTAAAAAAAATGAGTTTGAAGATACATTAGGAAGTACTTCAGCTTCTGAAAAATTATCAGTAGATGATACAGAAAAGTTTTTTAAAGAACAGGGATATAAAGAATGGGATGGTAAACCTTTAAAAAACGGAGAACAGGCTTATGAATTTAAACTTGATAAAAATGGAAGACCTGAAGGTTTAATAGTTTATGAACAAGTTGGAGATAAACTTGAAAAAGATGTTTTTAAAAATCCTACTTTAAGAAAAGTAGCTGATTATATGGGATATGCTGAAGGAGGATATGTAAGAAATCCTAAAGCTGAAGGTGGTTTACTGGATAATCAAATGATGATAGCAATGGAACAACCTGAAATGGAATCTGATGATGACATGGAAGATAACTATTTAGATTTTATAATTGGCGAAGCATTATCTGAAGAAGAAGAAGATATGTTAATGTCAAAACTAGAACAAGACGAGAACCTCTCTATGCTTTTTGATAAAGTATTAGATGTTGCTCAAGAATTTGCTGGGTCTGGTCCTGTTGAAGGACCGGGTTCAGGAGTCTCTGATTCGATACCCGCAAGGTTATCTGATGGAGAATTTGTTTTTACTACAAAAGCTGTAGAAGAAATCGGAGAAGACACTTTAATGTCTATGATGAAAGAAGCTGAAGCTGCTGTAGATGAAAGACAAAACTTAGCCGTGGGTGGAATGCCTGTTATGGAAGAAGAAATGCAGAAGGACCAATTTGGAAATTCCATTGAATCTGACATAGCAGATGATGAGATACGTAAAGGTATGTTATCAACAAACCCAAGACTAAAATAACGATAGAGCTACCCTGAAATATCAGGCACTTTATCAAAACAATAACCGAAAGGCTACCTTTACAATACAAGCCCTCTAGTCGACATAGAGCTACCTTGTGAACAAAGCCCCAATTAGGAGAAAGAAGATGACTAATAAAGTCAAAAGAGAAGAAGTACCAAACCCTTATAATGCAAAAAAAGATTGGCACAGTGTTGATGAAAAACCTTTTGAATCATCAAATAACGTATATTTTGAAGAGCCACAGAACAAGCTTTTTAAAAGTAATGACATAACTGAAGTGGAAGCTGAAGGAAGTGTTAATGTTGAAGAACTGGCAACTACTAAGGATACTCCTTATAAAAAACCAGACTACAAGAAACGTTACGATGATTTAAAAAAACATTACGATAGTAAACTTAACGAGTTTAAATCTAGAGAACAAGAGTTAATAGAAGAAGCTACTAGCAATAGAGCTGATTATAAAGCTCCTAAATCTCCAGAAGAACTAGAAGAGTTTAAAAATAACTATCCTGATGTGTACGAAGTTGTAGAAACTGTTGCTCATATGCAATCTGAGACTAAAGCAAAAGTTCTAGAAGAACGCCTTAGTAAACTCCAAGAACGCGAGAATCAGTTAGTACGACAAAGTGCAGAACAAAGGTTAAATGAAAGACATCCTGATTTTGAAGATATCAGAAACAGTGACGACTTTCATGGGTGGGCAAAAGAACAGCCTAAGTCTATTCAAGATTGGATATACGCAAATGCTGACGATGCTGACCTAGCTTCACGTGCTTTAGATTTATTTAAAAAAGATTTTGGTATAGAAGCTGTTAAGATTAAGTCATCTTCTAAAAAACCGACAAGACAATCTGCTGCGGATATGGTCTCTACTAAAACACAAAGTATAGAACCAAACCAACAGAAAGTCTGGTCTTTAAAGGAGATAGAAGCCATGACTGTACAAGAGTTTGATAAGCATGAAGTTGCGATATCAGATGCTATGCAGAAAGGGCTAATATCAGATTAAACTATATTAACTTAAAAGGAGAAAATCATGGCTCAATTTTTTGAACCGAGTACTGATACAAATGCAAACTTTGCAAACTCTGTAAGTGGACAAACTAATAGTTTCTTCCTACCTTCGGTTTATTCTAAAAAGGTAATGAACTTTTTTAGGAAAGCCTCAGTAGTAGAAGCTATCACAAACACCGACTATGCCGGTGAGATATCCTCTTTCGGAGACTCAGTAAAAATTATAAAAGAACCAGTTATTTCAGTGTCAGATTACACAAGAAATAGCGACACAACTGAAACTAGACTAACAGACCAAGAAATTTCTTTGGTTGTTGATAGTGCTAAAGCTTTCAAATTCATCGTAGATGATATTGAAACTAATATGTCACATGTCAACTTCAAAGAGATTGCTTCTTCATCAGCTGCTTATGCATTGAAAGATTCATATGACGCTGCTGTATTAGCAACTATGTTTGCTGGTTGTTCAGCTGCATCACCTAATCACATTTTAGGTTCTGACAATGCTACAGATTTAGCAGCAGGAACTTTTGATGGAACAGGTAACTTAGATATTGGTTTTGGTTCTAGCGAACACGACCCAATAGACCTTATGGGTAGAATGGCAAGACTATTAGACGAACAGAATGTACCTGAAGAAGGTAGATGGTTTGTTGCAAGTCCTGAGTTCTACGAAGTTCTAGGACAATCTAGCTCTAAATTATTATCTGTCGACTATAATGGTGGACAAGGTTCTATTAGAAATGGACTAGTATCAAGTGGAAAATTACGTGGATTTGATATGTACAAGTCAAACAACATTGCTGCAACATCTAATGCTGCTGGTAAAGTTATGGCTGGTCACATGTCTTCAACTGCAACTGCTAACACAATTCTTTCAACAGAAGTATTGAGAGACCCAACATCGTTTGGTGACATTGTTAGAGGCTTACATGTCTATGGTGCGAAAGTACTTAGAGACGAAGCTTTAGTAAGTGCATTCTACGGTATTGACTAAATAGAATTGGGAGGTGTCAAAGCCTCCCTTTCTTTTTTAACACATAAATTTTACAGGAGTAAATAATATGACAATTGAAAATATAAGAGATACTGGACGTAACTCAGCAAGAACAGTTGATGTTCGAGTATTAGCTGAGAAAATTCAGAAGCCTTCAGACGTTGAAGTAGTAGTTGCAACTAATGTAATTACAGCAGCAGAGTCAGGTACTCGTTTTATAATGAATATAGCAGCAGCTAAAGTCTCAACTCTTCCTCTCCCGGCAGCGGGATTAGAGTTTTGGTTTTATGTTGGAGCAACAGTTCCTACAGGCACACATACAATAGTAACAGCAGGAAGTGCTAATATTATTGTAGGTAGCATATCTTCAGCAGAAGATGCAGCAGGAAGTGTAGCGTTTGTTGAAGACGCAGATACTATTTCATTAGTAGCTAACAAAGCATTACATGGAGATTTTGTTCATGTATGGTGCGATGGCACTAACTGGTATGTTAACGGGCAGTGTAAAGTTCAAGACGCAATTACAACAACTCAAGCGGGTTAGTAATACAGTCTACGGTATTAACTGATACCAAACCGGAGGGGTCTCAAGATTCCTCCACCTATTTTAAAAAAAAGGAGAATAATATGTACGGTTCAAAGAAAAAAATGATGGATGGTGGCATGACAAGAAATAAAAAGAGTTCTGGTGGTACCCCTGCAAAGAAGATGATGGATGGTGGTCGTGTAGGTTATAACAAAGGTGGCTCAACGCAACCTGAGTATAAGTCTGGTGAAATGCATAAATGTATGCCTAACTAAGTATGAAAGGCGTAAAACATTATAAAAGAGACGGAACTGAACA